TGATGCAACCTCTTCGTACTCAAGATCTTTATGGTACTCTGGAGATAATACCTCTGCCTCTTCGATATACCTAAATCTATCCGCAAGGTTTTTAAATCTCACCTTTGCATCATCTCCGCCATTCCCATGATAAATGCATGGACAGCACATGCCGTTTGCTAGTTGACCGTTTATAATCTCAACATCGTCGTCGCATTGAAAGATATAACCTTCATAATCTAAATTAGCAGAACCCGTTGCTTGCCAGTCAGATGATAAAAATCTTTTTTGCATCCATAGTTGGTCATCAGAATCATTGGGCACTGCCTCATTAAGAAACTCTTTAAGCGCACCCACCTTGCCTATGTAAACACCACTGTTCAAATACCTGTAGAGTGTTGACAAAGGAAATTCTGAGGCCATTGTCGGATCAGGCCAGCAATTCTTTTCCGCGGCGAATATGATATCCGCACCCATGTCCTCATATCTTTCTAAGATAGTAGGAAGCGTATCGTTTATAATAACATCATACCCATCCACAAATAGAACAACATCTCCATCATGCAGAGATTCAAGGTGATTGCGTACAAGATTAATCTTTTGACCACCGCCTTGGGCTTCCATTATGCCGCCCATCCAAGTAACTTTGCGACCTAGATTTAAATACGTTATTTCGTGCGCTTTTGCAGATTGCTCCAAAGCCCACATTTTACTTTGATCTGTTCCAACTGTTAGTACATGTACCTGCATTGATTCCCCCTCAATCGTGCTTGGCCTAACTTTTCTAGTTATCTGCTTTACAATCTCTGGTGTAAAGAAAAAATTCGATTGAACTTTTAGTTTAGCAGGCACCCATTCATCTACAGGGATGATAGCATCCTTGTAGCCCGCTATCAATCTCTTGGCGGTTTCTGGTCTAAGAGCGTAAGCATGACAATTATACCAATAGCCAAGAGTATTAAGGCGGTATCCCAACCAAACGCTGTCATGCTCTTTTAGTAAAGTATCAACCGCGCTAGGATCAATACTTTCATAGACTGCATCCTCTTCAAGGATTATACCGTTGCGGTTAGAAGCGGCTATCTTCTCCCAAGTTCTAAGATGACTTACTGCACATCCAAATTCCGTGACTAGCAGGGGCCTGTCAAGTATTGGATCACGCCACTGTGTATCTCTAACACAGCCCGTCTCCTTCTCTACCGTGTTCCAATCTTTTCCTCGTGCATCATACGCAGATCCATGCAGAGAAATCTGATATATTATTGCCACCTTGGACCTTCAAACCACGCAACAAGGCTTTTCCGTGTACCGCTTTTGATAGGTAGAACTCTATGCTGCAAATAGCTTGGGAACACTAATACTGTGCCCTTGACGCGGGATGAGGCGTCTGGCGTTTGACATTCTGCGAACTCAAAGCCCCCGCCTTCATATTCGCTTGGATCTGAAAGCTGCACCGTAACGCTTAACTTTCTATCCCGCACCTCGTTGCCATCCCAGTTTACATCTATATGCCAATCGTAATGACCACCCTTGTTAGCATGATATTCTGTAAATTGAATGTCGCATATATTTTCTAATTGGCAGCGAAAGGCGTTATCGTTTGCCGTTTTAACATACTTCCAAAGAATATCTTGAACGGCCTTATTGCCGCTTAACCAAGCAACATCGCTTGACCTTACGCTTGTGTCTGCATTGTTAAAAGTCGTTGCTGATTGCGTATTAAGCTTTGAAGCCTCTGTAAATATTGTTGATATATCTTGACCCGATAAACCGCCAGACCACATTTGCCAGTTTTGCCGCATGATCCACCTTTGCGAAAAAAATTACTCTATAGTTATATTGGGTATAGGCTGTATTGAAGTCAATTCATCAGGGGTTGTTGCTGCATCTATAGATGGCAGTGCGGGAGCATCACGCAAAGCCTGTTTCTGTGCAATAATATCAGTTGTATCTTCGCCCGTCTCTAAAGCCCTCATGTACGCTGTATCTAAGGAAGCTAATTCATCTTGCCTATGATAACGTATCTTTTCCCTCCAAACGTCTTTAGCTCTCTCCATATTAACAACGATTGCAGATGCGCTTTCGTCAACATCCCAAGCACTGCGAAAGGTTCGCTCTGAGGGAATGCTATAGTTTTCAGGACTATAGTCTGTTGCACCTATTCTAATAAAAGTTGTCATATTCTTATCTCCCAAGCGTTTCTAAGCCGCCTGTCGGTTGGAACTTGATCCGCAAGAACAATTTTAAACATTGGACGGTTATGTTTTTCTGCCCAACATCTGCGAGGCAAGTCCTTCAAGCACAAGTATTCCATAGCTTCTTCTTCTGTTAGAGGGCCAATGCGAGGAGCAGTCCATTGCAAGGCATGTTTTTGAGGATCGTGTTTATACGTTTCGTGCTTCCCCTGTTCAACAGCGCATTTCTCATCATCTTGAAGCTGCCAATATACCCAAATTGGAGGAAGATTTCCTGACATAGCTTTACGCAACCAGTTTGGGCTTGGCACAAGAATTTGTGAGGGTAAGTCAAGATTATCTGGATCATCAAAGATTACTCTATATTTTGTCATAATCAATCACCAAAGCTTCTAATTACCCGTTGCTGATATTGTGCAGGTCGTTGGATCGAAACCAGCCGCATATCTTGTATATACAATGGGAACATAGCTTGTTAGCATACTATATCTGTATGTGTCGATTTGGCTACCTTCACTGCCTACGTTTATATTGTTCCCTAGACCATCAACTTGATAGTTAGCATTTCCAAAGTTTGATGACCAATTTACACGAAACTGAGCTGTGGTTACGTCTGTAATAGAGCTAACACCTTCATCATCACGAATAGAAACACTTCCAGAACCATTAAAGTTTACCCAAGCATCCGCAGCGTAAGAACCCGATCCGCTAAAGGTTCCTGTTTGCCCCTTCTGGCCCTTCTGTCCTGTCGGGCCTGTCGGCCCAGTTCCACCTGTCGGGCCTTGTGAACCAGTTGGGCCAGTTGGGCCAGTTGGGCCTGTTGGGCCTGTATTGCCTACCTCGCCCTTCTGCCCTTTTTGACCTGTCGGACCCGTACCGCCGCTTGACCCCGTTTGTCCTTTTTGCCCTTTTTGCCCTTGAGGGCCTGTTGGACCTGTTGGTCCCGTACCACCTGTGGGGCCTGTATTGCCCACCTCGCCCTTCTGCCCTTTTTGACCAGTTGGGCCTGTCGGCCCTGTACCACCTGTGGGGCCAGTAGGCCCCGTTGGACCTTGAAGCGCGGCATTAGCAATAGTCTGCTTCTCCCAAGCAGATGCACTTACATCATAAACGGGGATTAGATCAGAAGAACCAGCATCTGTACCCGTAGCGAAACCAGTAAGGGAAGACCCCACGTTAGAGCTATCGGTTACGTCAGCATTTGTTTCTACAGTATCTAACTTCGTACCATCCGTGGCGATATCGCGTCCATCCACGGTGCCTGATACAGCTATATTACCTGTAACTGTAGCACCAGATGATGTCGCTGCAACTTTAGTAGACCCCGCATCCTGCAAAATATTTAAATCGCTAGCTACCGCACTAATAAAAACAACCGCATTTCCCGCGAGACTAATCGCGTTATCTGAATTTGAACTTTCTTGGACGTTTCTTGTAAGAGTTGTGCCAGAAGTGCTGTATGTGCCAGTGCCTATTTCAAAATTATTTGCTTCTTCAATAACATATTGCACCACATCGCCGTTGCTTACACCAGCGGCTGCAAAGCTCTGAAAACCAGCAGATGCACTTCCCAGAGTAATTGTCCCAGTACCCGTAGTGCTGGTTGTCATCTTGGCTCTATTGAAAAGCTTTGCCATGATACTGCCTTACTCTAGTTGAATAAATTAACTTGGCTTAGTCGGCCATGTTATATTATTTGGGAAACTTGATTGCCCTGTGATGTCACGAAGTGCTTGACGATAAGATGATTGCGCTGCGGTTATGGTGCGGTCAGAAACCGCCCACCAATCCGTCTCTGCCAACCTAAAATCCCGCTCAATGCGAACTAACTCTTCTGGGGTAAGGGTATCTGCCTCCATTGCAGCAATGGCTGCAACGTGTGCCGTGACACAGTCAGAAGCCCAAGAGGGGAGGGAACTTATGTCTTCATTTTCGACATCTTTGTACTCAATATGACCCGTCGAGCCATCCCATTGCAGTGCATGCAAGTTATTGGGAATGGCTATTGCAGTAAGGTCTATCTCTGCGTGGACCCCATCAACCAAAACCGTGCTATCATCTGCTACCACTGTCAGCTTCACTGTTGGATCTCCTTCATGTTCGCTTGGCCTAATGCCTCTAAATTATGAGAAGCGCCTACTATTTCATTTCTAAGGCTCTCGACAGCCGCCCCCGTCTGCCTTTGCATCTGGGAGTTTTCAATAGAAAGTATCGGTTGCCACGCTATAGCGCACCCCCACTCATCTACATCCTCTCCCGTGTTAGGGTTGCTGCCACGAAGCTGGATGAACCAAGCGCAGTCAAGCTGTCTGCACTGATTAAAGTCATTCAATGGGCAGAGATCTTTACTCTCAATCTTCATGTTTAGTCCTTAGTAGCGATAATAAGGTCAACGTATTGAACACGCATATCCAATGAGTGAGTGTGCGAAGAACCAGAAAAACTGTGGTTGTGAGAAGAGCCACCACCCACACTAGATGTATTTGCGTGATTACTGGTAGAAATTCCGTTTTGGCTGTTGACGTTACCAACAGATCCCGTACTCGACACACCAAAAGATGCAGTTGAGTTTAATCCTGCAAAACCTTGAACGTGACTGTGAGATGGCATTTGAGATGTAGTAAGGGTGTGACTACCAACCGTACCGCCTGCTGAGGTAGAGCCACTCGTTCTGTTGGCAAAAATCGTAGTGAAGCTGCTGTTACCACCACTGCTAACCGATCCAGTCACTACACGCAGAGCCTTGTTGTTATGCGATGTACTTTTTGTCCAACCTGTAGGAGCAGACGTTTGCTGAAACAGCATCTTAGTACCAGATGGAAATTCTCCTTGTTGGCCCTTCTGGCCTTTTTGTCCTGTTGGCCCTGTACCGCCTGTAGGCCCTGTAGGCCCGTTTGGACCCGTTGGGCCAGTCGGGCCAGTACCACCTGTAGAGCCAGTGCTTCCTGTTTGGCCCTTCTGCCCTTTCTGACCAGTCGGGCCAGCGCCACCAGTCGGACCCGTTGGACCGTTTGGCCCTGTACTACCTACTTCACCCTTTTGGCCCTTTTGACCTGTCGGACCTGTTGAACCTGTTGGGCCTGTGGGGCCAGTTGAACCTGTCGGACCTGTAGCGCCAGTCTGTCCTTTTTGACCCTTCTGACCTTGGGGGCCTGTCGGACCCGTTGGACCATCGCCTCCTGTATTACCCACCTCGCCCTTCTGACCTTTTTGACCTGTCGGACCCGTTGGACCATCGCCTCCTGTAGGGCCAGTAGGTCCAGTCGGGCCTTGCAAAGCTGCATTAGAAATCGTTTGTTTTTCCCAAGCAGAGGCGCTTACATCGTAAACAGGAATAAGATCAGAAGAAACCGCATCGGTGCCCGTAGAAAAACCTGTTAAAGAAGAACCTACATTTGCACTATCCGTCACATCGGCATTGGTTTCTACAGTATCTAATTTTACACCATCCGTTGCGATATCACGCCCGTCAACGGTGCCCGTAATAGACAAGTTACCTGTAACCGTGGCACCAGAAGCGGTAGCTGCAACCTTGGTGGACCCTGCATTTTGCAAGATGTTTAAGTCACTGGCTACTGCGCTGATAAAAACAACCGCATTCCCTGCAAGGTTGATGGCATTATCTGAGTTTGAACTTTCCTGCACAGTCCTTGTAAGGGTTGTGCCAGAAGCGGTATATGTACCGGTGCCTATTTCAAAGTTATTTACTTCTTCGATGACATACTGAACTACGTCACCGTTGCTAACCCCAGCATCCGCGAAACTCTGAAACCCCACAGACGCACTGCCAAGTGTGATTGTGCCAGTACCTGTGGTACTGGTTGTCATCTTGGCTCTGTTAAAGAGCTTCGCCATGATAATGCCTTATGTTAGCTGGATGACACCGTTGCTTGGGCTGAAGTCTAAGGTGAAGGTATCACCGTTGTTCAGCGTCAATGAAGTGCCATAGTCATAATACCCAATAATTGGATCTGCTGGAGAAGTAACCGTATCATCAAAGATATAGATGTAACGGAATGGGCCAACAGTACCAGAGGCAGTGAGCGTAAGATCTGCTACAACCAGCTTATACACACCGCCAGACTGTGATGATGAACTTGTAGTCAG